CCATCTGACAGGGTGAGCACCTCGCCATCCTCAAAGCGGCTTACAAGCCCCGCTAGCAGCCTGTGCGGCAACGCGACGGTGCCAGGTGCCTCTACAGCTGCGGGGACCGTGACGCTGATGCCAAGGTCCAGGTTGAAGCCGGTGACGGTCATGGTTGCGCCATCGGCAGCAAGCAGGCAGCAGCTCAAGATCGGGTGGCTGTTGCTGGTGCTGATGGCTGGGGCAATGGTGCGTAGCGCATGGGCGAGGTCGCCCTGTGTGGTAATGAGCTTCATTGGTGCAGGTGTGTGAGATACCAAGCAGCCTTGGCTAGGTCAATGTCGCCAGCCTTAAGCCTCTCGCGCCAGCAGTATTTCATAACATTGCCTTTGATGTAACCGCGCCATTCCTCTGGTGTGAGTGCTGCGCGGATTGCATCAATGCATTCAATGCTGCTGCTGGTGTAGTGACTTGGGTGGTCAACGGGATCCGACACTGGCCGCTTGGGTGAGGTAAAGGATTATGCGGTCGTAATCAGCGGCAAAGCTGGCGACCAGTTCAGCAGGGATGGGCACGCCGTCATCGGTGGCATTATCCACAACTGCGGCGGCATAAGCAAGTGCATGGTCCATGGTGTCGCTGAGGCGATTCAGGACTGGTTGCTGCTTGGGTGAGGTGTTGACGAGATCCATGTGATGACATAAGCGACAAGCTGCTCAACCATGCGGCGTGGGATGTCCCCGCGCACATTGGTAAGCGCATCGGACACTAGCCGGTGATAACCAGCAACGGTAAGGCCACTGTCGCAATTCGACACCAACGCCCGGCTGCGGATCAACTCCGCACGGGACAGCCCAGCCGCTGCGGCCTGCTGGTCTAGTGCCAACAGGTCAGGCTCTTCAAAACGGACTTTGACTTCACGCATCAGGCGGGCTCCAAAGGCGGCAGATTAGGGCATGTCCCACCCAAAACGCAGGTAGGGCAGAAGTGGGACAGGGCAGTTCCCATGCAGCGCAGGCGTTCTCGGCATCCGTCCTACCTTCCTCTCCTACTCTTAAAGAGTAATAAAAAGAAGAGAAGGAAAGGGCGCGTAGGGGATTCTGCGAAGTAGGTAGGACACTGGCAGGTAGGGATGATTGCCCCAAACCTCTTGCGCCAGAAAGGATCTCAGGGATTTTGAGGTAGGACACCATCCCCACCTAGGTAGGACATCACCGCCGGTAGACGTAAGCCCTGCTTCCGCCGATACTGCCTCGGTAACGCCTGTAACCCAGCCGCTTGAGCACGTCCGCCACTTGCATCTGATCACCCCTGCTTTGGCGTTCAACGGGCTTTTTAATGGCATCGGTGAGCAACTTCTCAGTGGTAATGTCCGTAAGTGGATTCTTCTTTAACCAAGCTTCAATTTCAGCCTGCCAAGGATTGTCCACGACGTAAGATTCGTTTTCGCTTGCAAGCAGGCGTTCCATGTCAGCAGGCAGCCTGCTGGTCTCACCATTGCGGTATGCAGCAACAGCGGCGGACCATATTGCATCACGCTCCAGTAATAGCGCGGCGGTGTCAATTTGGTCAGCCTGCGTCTTGGTTGTGGGTATGACCCAGAACCGCCGGTTGCCAGTTTCATCCACCAAAAAGCCGGTGGTTCGGTTAGTCGTGCCAACAATGATTCCGCGCCTAGGGAATGCTTCAGTTGACTTGCCGTAAGGCACGCGGAACATATCAACCGCCTGCGATAGGAACGCTTTGACTTGACCGGCGTGCTTGCGATTGGTTACATGGTCAAGCTCTGCCCACTCCATAATCCAAGAGCGGTGTAATACCATCAGGTCATCTTTTGAGCTGATGTCACCTAAGGCATCACTGAAGAAGTCACCGGCAAGGCAGTTCCAGAATGATGACTTGTAAGCGCCTTGGTCGCCCATGATCACGCAAGCGGTATCGTGCTTGCAACCAGGGTTGTAGGCACGTGCAACTGCACCGATGAGCGTGCGCTTTAGCATTTCGTCGTAGATGGTGCCTGGCGTGTCACTAGGTCGCAGGTAGCCAGTGGACAGCGCTTCGATGTAAGCAGGCGCAACGGTTGCGGCAACGCGGTCGAGGTACTCGACAACCGGGTCATAAGGCGACTCGTTAGCCACCTGCACAATGCAGTCCAGGGCAACCTCCTTGGAGACCTTGTAACCCATCTCTGCCAGGGTGAGGTAAAACCGCTCGGCGCCTTCAATGGGAGCGCCGTCTACTTCAATGCGCTGGGTGAAGGTGTTGTAGCGGTAGGCGCTGTCGCCGTGCCGCAGCAGGTTGAGCAGCTCTGCAGCATTCATCGGCTGCAATTGCGGGTTCACCGCTGACGGCGGCTGCTTGCTTGCAGGCCGCTCACGGCGGACAGGCTCAAGTTGCTGCCGCCCGCGCCAACCATCTTGCTTGGCCAGTTGACCAAGGGTGCCAAGGGTGATGCCACCGCCAGACTTGAAGCCGCGCCACTTGTGTTCGCAGTCACCGGGCTTGAACTTGGATGACTGCGCTGACCAGTTGATCCAGTCAGCCAGCAGGGCATCGTCGACGCTGTGTAGTGCCATGCCCACCTCAAGCCACTGGTCATAGTCATCAGCGCGGCTGGGTTGCAGCGCTTCGAGGTATGACCGCGCTCGCGCTGTGTCGTCACTGCCGGCAGCAGTCATCAACGGCAACGGCGCCTGCACAGGCTGCCGTAGCATCCGCGCTAACAAATCCGCCGGTGCCTCAGCAATGTCCACATCGCTTGGCGATCGACCTGGCACCCAGCTATAGCCAGAGGTCAACGGGTGCGCACCGGCAATGACGGACTGGCAGCCATCCCAGCGCAGCTCAACCTGTTCGGGCTTGCCTTCGCTGTCAATGACGCCAGTTTTGTACTTACGAGTGCGGATGTCTGCCCAGTACTGCTGAGGCACTTGGTAAATGATCTGAAACCGCCCGTCGCGGCCACTGGTTACGGTCCAAGACTGCGGCAACGAGCTGACCGGGATGCCCCATTCATCGAACAGCCGCGACGCGGACTTGCCGTCATGGTCAACGAACAGCAGGCCACCGCTAAGGGTGCCGCAACAAACGCCAATTGCCTTGGCGCGGCCAGACTTCAGCTCATTGCCAAGCTGAGCGCGAGTGATGTGGCCATCCTGCCAATCTTTGATGTATGGCCGTTTTTCGCCATCAACTGGCACATAAGACCAGTCACGTGGCAGCTTCATGAGCTGCGCCAACAGGTCACTGCTCATGACTCGCGGCGTCCCGTAGCAGGCAGCAGGCCTTGCTTGTCAAGGCGCATGGCCTGCTCGACTACGAGTCGCAGCACGGCACTACGGGACAAGCCAGCGACGCGACGGGCATCAAGCCAAGCAAGCTGTTCAGCCGTGAACTGGACCGAAAGCGGGTGAGCTAGCTCCATGGGTTTTAGCGGTGGGCTTGCGCAGCCTAGCGCTTTTTGCTAAGGTTGCAAGGCCACCAGCAGTGCCAATGACCAAATCAGTCCCATTACCACCTCTTGAGGTGATTACAGAACTTATTCAGTACGATCAGGAAACCGGATTTTTTTCTTGGAAAAAGGCTGCAGGAGGAAAAACTGCAGGAGCCGAAGCTGGTTGTATTGATGCCAATGGATACAAGCGCATCAGGATTAATGGCCGCAAATATCAAGCGCAAAGACTGGCTTGGCTATTGGCGACAGGAGAAGACCCTGGCGACTTTCATGTTGACCACATTAATTCAAATCCAAGTGACAATTCATTTGTTAATCTTCGGTTGGCAAGTAATACAGAAAATGCCTGCAATCGCGGCGCTCCAAAAAATAGCAGCAGCGGCTACAAAGGCGTAAGCTGGAAAAAATCGAAAAACAAATGGAATGCGCAAATACAATCAAATGGCGTAAAAAAGAATCTTGGATATTTTGATACGGCAGAGGATGCTCACGCCGCTTATTGCAAAGCATCTCAACAGTTGCACGGAGTTTTTGCTAGAGGATTATGAACCTCCGCCCCTACCAGCAACAACTCATCACCGATATCCGCCTGCAGTACCAGCTCGGCAAGCGCACAGTGCTAGCAGTGCTGCCAACCGGCGGCGGCAAGACGGTGTGCTTCAGCTATATCGCCCAGTCCGCCGCCAAAAAAGGCAACCGCGTCTGCATACTTGTCCACCGCGCAGAGCTGCTGGACCAGGCCAGCCGCAGCCTTACGGCTATGGGCGTGACGCATGGCCGCATCGCAGCAGGCCGCAACATGGACCTAAGCCATGCGGTGCAGGTGGCCAGTGTGCAGACCCTTGCCCGGAGGCTGCACAAGCTGCCGGGGGAGTTCTTTCAGCTCTTGGTGGTGGACGAGGCGCACCACACCAATGCAGGCCAGTGGGCGACGGTCATTCGCCATTTCCAAATAGCGCACGTTTTAGGAGTGACAGCGACGCCATGCCGTGGTGACGGTCGTGGGCTTGGTGACCACTATGAGGCCATGGTGCAGGGCCCCAGCGCTGCGTGGCTGACCGATAACGGCTACCTAGCCAATGCTCGCGTGCTGGCACCGCCGGGGTTTGACACTGCCGGGCTGCGCAAGAAGATGGGCGACTTTGACGCCAAGCAAGCAGAGGAGCGCGTCGGGACCATCATGGGCGACTGCGTTAGCCACTACCGCAAGCACCTGGCAGGGCAGACAGCTATCGCCTTCTGCTGCTCAGTGGCGCATGCCGAAGCGGTTGCGGCGCTATTCATGTCCCAGGGCATCCCAGCCGCCAGCATTGATGGCACCATGACCACCGACCAGCGCAGAGACCTGTTAACAGCATTGGGCACTGGCCGCATCAAGGTGCTGACCAGTTGCAGCTTGATTGGCGAGGGCGTAGACGTGCCCAGCGTCGGCGGCTGCATCCTGCTCAGGCCAACGCAGAGCGTCAGCCTGCATTTGCAAATGATCGGCCGCTGCCTGAGGCCAAGCCACGGCAAGACCGCTGTGGTGCTGGACCATGTGGGCAACACGCTCAGGCTAGGGCATCACCTTGAGGACCGCGACTGGACACTGGATGGTGCCAAAAAGCGCGACCGCGAGCAAGCGCCCAGCGTCAAGGTGTGCCCGGTGTGCTTCGCTACCAGCATGAGCGCCACACAGGTCTGCCCTGACTGCGGGCATGTGTTCGCCCCGCAGGAGGCCAGGGAGCTAAAGGTGGTCGAGGGTGAGCTGCAGGAGTTGCAACGCCAGCAACGCCGCGAACAAGGCAACGCGCAAACTCTGCAACAACTCATTGCGCTAGGTCAGCAAAGAGGCTACAAAAACCCGGTGGCATGGGCAAAGCATGTTCTGGCCGCCCGTCAAACCAAAGGACAATGGAGCAAAGTCAAATGACAGTAGCAGCAACTAGCAAACGCGATTCGTGGGTTAATCGCGCCTGGTATGTGCAGCCTGAGACAGCAAACCGCTTAAAGTCTTATGTCAACAGACAGCAGGAAAATGGGATAAACATTGATGCAAGTGATGTCGTAAATGAAGCGCTAGCAGCATTTTTAAGTAACAATGCTGCAACGCCAAGTGAACCAGCATCTGAGCTTGCTGACTTAGTTGATCTTGTGGTCAGCCTTAAAAATGATATTGAAGAATTGCAGAAATGGCGCAAATCGCAAGTTGCGACGGAAGAGCAGTGGGTCGAAGATTTGCGCTTAAAAATTAAACGAGCACATGGACGTGGTTGGGTTATTAGAGCAATGGCAAAAACAAAACTTAATCCAGACGGCAGGTGTCAGTTGACTAGAATTGCAGAAAATAGAAAACGAACGTCTGTTATATTGCCTTTGAGTTGGATAGAAAGCGAATCTAAAGCAATCTTTGAAATTGTTGATCATATTTGCACAATGCACAAGCAAAAAGGATTATCATTGCAAGACGCACTTAAGAGTTATTGGTGAGCGAGCAACGCATCCAGCAGGAAATCCGGCTAGCCATCAGCCACGGTGATATTAAGGTGTTCCGCAACAACACCGGCACCCTGCGCGACCAGCATGGCCGCCCTGTGCAGTTTGGCCTGGCCAAGGGCAGTGCTGACCTGATCGGCTGGCGGACGGTCACCGTCACCCCTGAGATGGTCGGCACCCAGGTGGCTGTGTTTCTCAGCATCGAGGTCAAGACACCCACCGGCAGGCTCAGGCCAGAGCAGCAGCAGTGGCTTGATGCGGTGCAAGCTGCCGGCGGCATTGCTGGCGTGGCACGCAGCGTTGAGGATGCCCAACGGTTGACCATGCGTGACCAGGGCGGTAGTATCACTTCAGCCACAAGCCGGATGCATGGCCCGGAGTTAGTCCTGTCAGCGACGAAGGCTGACCATCACCCATAAGCCGGATGCAGGGGCCGGAGATAGTCCCGCCGACGACGCAGGTCGGCCGCCTCGGGGGTCGGGCGTTACCTGACCTCATCCATTCCCCTCACCACGCTTGACCACGGCGGCACATGGTGTAGGATATGTGCATCAGGGGGCAAGACCCCCACTCGGCAGCCCGGAGGCTGCGCTTCAGATGCTGATCCTTCAGGAAACTGGTACTCCGTTTACTGAGGCACAGCTTGATGCTGCTTTTGCCAAGGTTGCCGATCCTGCCGATTGGCGCAATCCCATCAACTACGCAGTTGTTGACCGGGACGAAGTGCACGTCACCGTTTCTGCAATCGGTTACTACACCGCTGCGCCTGTCACGGTGAAGGATCTGGGCTGGAATGACGAGTTCATGATCTTTTCTCCGGGCTATCGACTGGGACCTGCCGGGGCTTGACCCACGCGGCCAACCGGGAGCCGCACCCAATCCCGGCACCATTCCACCCGCTTTAACACCATGACAACCACAATTGCCCTGTTGACCGCCTTGCTGCTGCTACCACTGCTGGTTCTGCTCTGGGCAACGGAGTCAACCGAGCAACGCGCCAAGCGACTGCGCGGCTACGGCTGGACGCAGCGCCGCATTGCGGAGCACATGCACATCAGCCGTTACCGCGTCCGTCTAGCACTGGCGTAAAGAAAACGGGGCGGCCACACCAACCGCCCCACCTCAACACACCGCGTTAATTCTATGACCGACTCAGACCGCTACTGGACTTTCATCACTGCAGCGCAGTATGCCGGTAACTTCTTTACCGCCTTGGCTGAAGCCGGCCTCAAGGCTGACCCGATCAACCGCGAGCGCCTGCTGCTGGCATTCCCGGAGATTTACGCAACCTATGGCCCTAGCAGCCGGCTGCACCGCAAACTGCGCGAGGGGGTGGAAGCATGACCATCTCTAGTGCCGACTATCACGCCGACCCAGCCGTCAGCGCCAGTCACCTCAAAGCGGTAATGCAATCGCCTTACCACTATTGGGCGCGATATCTGGACCCGCATCGCTTGCCGGTTGAACCGACAGCAGCGATGAAGCTAGGCAGCTTGGTGCATTGCGCCGTGCTGGAGCCTGATGAGCTGTCATCCCGCTATGGCGTCTGCGGGCCACGCAACACCAAAGCAGGCAAGGAACAGGCTGAGCAGATGGCTACTGCTGGCATCGAAGCCGTAACGGCCGGCGACATGCTGACCGCTAACTGCATGGCCGATAGCGTCCGACGGCATCCTGCTGCATCAGCGCTGCTCGCTCATGGCAAGGCTGAGCAGTCGTTCTGGTGGGATGACCTGCCAACAGGACTGCGCTGCAAATGCCGCCCAGACTGGTATCAAGGCAGCACCATCGTTGACCTGAAGACATGCCAAGACGCCAGCCCTGCAGCGTTTGCGCGTAGCGTGGCGACCTTCGCCTACCACGTCCAGGCAGCGCATTACCTCGCTGGTTTGCACGGTGCTGGCCGGTTTGTGTTTATCGCAGTGGAAAAGACTGCGCCGTATGCGGTCGCCGTTTACGAACTGGACCATGCCGCTATGGCACTAGGGCGGACCATGCGCGATAATGCACTGGACGTGATCGCCACCTGCAAGGCCGCTGACATGTGGCCCGGCTACGGCGACACCTCAGTCCAAACGCTCAGCCTGCCCGGCTGGGCACTTAATGCCAACCAGCAATCACCCATCGAGTTCTGATGTCAACCGCTATCACCCTTTGGACCCCAGAGCAAACGCAGCTTATTAGCAGCACCATTGCGCCAGGCTGCAGCAATGATGAGCTGCGGCTGTTCGCCTATGCGTGCCAGCGCACTGGCCTTGACCCATTCAGCAAGCAGATTTACGCCATCAAGCGTGGCGGCAAGATGACCATTCAGGCCGGCATTGACGGTTTGCGTGCCATTGCCGAACGCACCGGACAACTAGACGGCAGCGAGACGTACTGGTGTGGTGATGAAGGCGAATGGCGCGACGTATGGCTCTCCAGCAAGCCGCCCGCTGCAGCTAAGACCATCGTGCATCGCAAAGGCAGCCAACACCCTTTTATTGGTGTTGCCCGCTTTGCTGACTACAACGCCGGCCAAGGGCTGTGGTCCAAAATGCCAGCCGCCATGATTGCCAAATGCTCTGAGGCGCTGGCGCTTCGTAAGGCATTCCCTGCCGACATGTCTGGTGTGTACAGCACCGACGAAATGGACCAAGCCGAGACTGTTACGGTCACGCCAGCTGAGCAGGTCAAGCTGCCTGCTACCACCAAGGTAGACAGCAGCAAGACGTTCACCGCTGGTAAGGCGGCCATCGCTAAGGCCAAAACCCTGCAGGATCTAGAAGACCTGCAACCGCGTATGGCGGCACGGCTAGAAGCCGGTGAGATCAGCCAAGAGCAGCACGATCAACTTTTGCAACTAATGCTTGAAAAAGAGAATGAGTTATCTGACAACTGAGCAACTAGCCGAGCGTTGGGGCCTCAAGCCGTCCAGCATTAAGTCTCAACGATTACGCGGCCAAGGACCTAGCTATTACACAGTCCCGAGGCTAGGATGTCCACTCGGCCAGTCCCGCGTCAGGTACAACCTGCCTGATGTACTGGCCTTTGAAGAGACCCATTCCATTACACCAATCAACCCATGAGTTTGTATGCTTCCGGCGTCGTGCGCATTATTAGCGAGCCGCAAATTAAGTTTTTTGATTCCGGTACTTGTGTTTGCAACTTTGGTGCAGGCATTCAGGAAGGCAAAGATAAAGATGGCAACTACATCAACAATGCAATTGACGTAGAGGTCTGGGGTAAAGGCGGTCAAATGATTGCCGACAACTGCAAAAAAGGCGACAGCATCATGGTTACCGGCGGCATTCGCCGTCAGGACTGGCAGGATAAGGAGAGCGGCGCTAAGCGCTCTAAGCATGTGCTGAACGTCACCCGGTTTGAATACCTGCCGCGTGCTGCTGCTGCTGCTAGCGAGGAGTCTGCATTCTGATGAACCAAACCAGCCTTGAAGCTGCATTCAAGGAGTGGTGGGAGGCGTCCTACGGGCGCCCTCCTGGCACCCATGCAGTGATGACCCATGCCGCCTTTGCGGCCCATGTCCTTGAGTTGATGGAGCTTATCAGTGAACAACCCAATAGCTGACCAGCAACGGCAGGACTACTTGGAGTGGTTGTATCACCACTATGGCCGCACCTGCGAAACCTACACCGGGCTGTATCAGCAGCGCATTGCTGATTTGGTAAAGCGCGACATGGAGGAGGCCTTGGATGACTAACCTCTCCCCTGCCGCGCAACAAGTGTTCTGGGAGTTCAACCGCGCCGCCAGCGGCAAGCCGGATGACTGGCATTACCTGCCCGCGATTGCCGCCGCTCTGCGAGCTGCTGCGGATCAGGTGCAGATGAACACGCCATTAGGTGACACCGACGCTGATGCAGGCGTGTTCGCCGCACATCACGCCATTCGCGCTCATTTTCTCGCCATCGCTGCCGAGCTAGAGGGCAATGCCTAGCCCGCGCATACCAACGCAGCGCGGTCGCAACTACACGGTGAACATTCGCATGAGCCGCGAGGAGATTGAAGCTGCCCGCAAACTCGGCGGCGGCAACATCAGTCAAGGCTTCAGGCACGCCATTCGCTATGCGACGGATCGTGACATGAAGCCGGTGACGCTTACAACGCTGCTGCGTTCGGCTGCCGTCCTTGCCCAAGATTTAGAAGATACATGCAAGCAATTCAGGTCCGATGCTATGAGCCGAGTTAGACGTGCCAGCAGTTCAAGTCCGATGCCCTAGCTGCTCATGCCAGCAGACGTATGTCGTTATGACCAATCAATTGGCTGACGGTACGATTGTTAGGCGTCGCCGCTGCGATGGGTGTAATCACCGCTGGTACACCAAGCAACCGGCAGAAATTCAAATTTCAAAGTATGACCTGAAATGGTCAGCATCTAAGCACTGCACTGGTAAACACGTTATCGACATCAATGATCCTATCTGACACCGAAATCGAAGACCTGATCGTCACTCAGGGGATGGTGCAGGGCCATGACCCAGAGCTGATCAATCCTGCCAGCTTGGACCTGCGGCTTGGCAACCTGATCATGCTCGAATCGGTCCAAGGGCACCAGATGATTCCGCTTGACATCAGCGGTTACACCGTGGAGCATCCATACGAGTTGGTGCCTGGTCAGTTTGTGCTGGCCCAGACGGTGGAGACCTTTTACATGCCGGAAGATATCGCCGGCCTGTTCTTCCTGAAGTCAAGCCGCGCTAGGGAGGGCTATGAGAACCTCCACGCCGGCTATGCCGATCCCGGCTGGAATGGCAGCACGCTAACGCTAGAGCTGAAAAACGCCCGTCAGCTGCAGCCGCTGCCCATTTACCCAGGGCTCAAGATTGGTCAGATGGTGTTTTTCCGCATGAGCCAGCAGCCAGCGCTGAGCTATGCGCAGGTTGGGCACTACAACAATGACAAGCTAGTGGCTGCCTCCAAGCAGTTCCTCGGCCGCAGCCAAATGCCAAGGCTCGATGCTGCATGAGCGCATCGCCTCGGCAGCTAGCCACTTAATCTGCGAGCGCTGGCTAGCCTCCTGCTCAGCCAGTAGCAAGCTGTACTCAAGTAACGCATTCC